GCAACGCCTCCCGCGAGGAATGGGAAGCCTACGCCCTGTCCAAGGGGAAGACCGAGGACGACCTGGCCGGCAAGACCCGCGACGACATCAAGGGTCTCTTCCAGTAAGGGGGTGCCGTCGTGCCGGACCTGATCACCGCACAGGACCTGGAGTCCTACCCCGTCAGTCTGGCGGACAAGGACGACACCGTGGCCCGCCTCATCGGGGCGGCCTCGGCCCAGGTTCAGGACGCCGCCGGCACTCCCATCCTCCAGGCCCGGTCCGTGGTCGAGCTCGTCTCGTCCCCGGGTCGGGTCCTGGAGCTGCCGGGCCTGCCGGTCACCGCGGTGCACTCGGTCACGATCGACGACGTGCCGGTCACAGACTGGCGCCGCGTCGTCGCCGGCATCTGGCGCTCCGCGGGATGGGACGACGACGGCCCGGTGATCGTCACGGTGGACTACACCCACGGCCTGCCGGAGGTTCCGGCCGACATCAAGGATCTGGTGTGCCGGATGGTGATCGCCGGTCTGCTGGCCGAGACTCCGGAGGAGCTCGCGCTGCAGAACGGGCAGGTGTCCAGTGTCGCGATCGACGACTACCGGGAAGCGTTCAACACCGGTCCGGACACCCCGGCCACGGAAATGGACCTGCCGGAGCGCACACGCCAACGGCTGGCCGCTCGCTTCGGCGGCGGGGCCAGGGTCAGGAGCTCCCGGTGAGGAACATGGCCCGGCTGGCGGAGATCCGCGGCCGACGCGCCGCGGAGGCGCTCATGAAGGACGCCTGCAGCGTCTCTCGCCCCACCGGAGCGACCGTGACGGACCCGGAGACGGGGAAGGTCTCCAAGGTCCTCACGCCGGTGTGGGCGGGACGCTGCAAGGTCCAGGTCGACACCCCGCAGTCGAACCACCCGACGGCGGGCGAACACCGGTACACGGTGCAGGCGTCCCGGGTGGACATCCCGGTCACGGCGCCGCCGGTCATCCCGGGCGACGTCATCGAGATCACCCGCGCGGGCGACGCGCCGGGTCTGGTGGGGACGCGGTACGCGGTGGGGGAGCTCTTCAAGAAGAGCTACCAGACGGCGCAGCGGCTCCCGGTGGAGGAGGTGACCGCATGAGCGTGAGCGGCGCCGACGACATCATGAGCCTTGCCCGTGACTTCGGGCAGGCCCCGGGCCGGGCGATCGCCGAGCTGGACGGCATCGTTCAGAAGGCGGCCGTGAACATCAAGAAGGGCATGGCCGAGGGTGCCGGGGGCTCCCCTCACTTCGCGAACGCGCTCGCCCGATCCATCACGTACGAGTCGAGCTACCGGCCGGGCGCTGTCCGGTACGAGATCGGCCCCGACAAGGGCCGCGCCGGTGGTGCCCTGGGCAACGTCTACTACTTCGGGACCTCCCGCGGTGGCGGCACGGGCGATCTGACCGGTCCGCTGAACGCCGAGGCCCCCGCGTTGACGAGCCACCTGGCCGCCGCGGCCCGCCGCTGGACTCTGGGCGGCTCGCCATGAGCGAGGCCCGGGTCCAGGACTTCATCGGCAAGCTGCGGGGCATCCCTGGCCTGACCGTCTACGACGGGACCGTGCCCGCGAAGCCGGTGTTCCCGTACGTCCTGGCGCTCTGCACGGATGCCGGCCCCAGTGAGCGCTCAGCGGCCGGCAGGGTCCTGGCCCGCCGATTCTTCGCTCAGACCACCGTGGTGGGCCTGAGCGCCGGTTCCGTCCGGATCATGGTCGCCAACGTGCGGTCAGTCCTGGACGGCGCCCGTCTCGGGACCGCCGAGGGACCGCAGATCCAAGAGGTCGAGATCGATCAGCCGATCTTGGAAGACCGTGACGTCACCGACCCGGCCACCAACCTCCATCCGCTGTATCAGCCGCTGCAGTGGCACGCCATTACCTGAGAGGAACCGCTGATGCCTGAGTACATCCGCGTCAAGGACGAGGACACGGGCCACGAGTTCGACGCCCTGTCCGACGCATGGCAGATCACCGAGGGGCTCTACAAGCCCGTGAAACCGAAGCTCTACCCACCCTCGCCGGTCCCGCGGCCGGCCAAACACAACACCCTGATCCCGGCCTCGACCACTGAGCGGGACAACGACTCTGAGGAGGAAACCGATGCCTGACATTCTCTCGACCCCGGCAGACGGCAACAGCCTGACCCTGTTCGTCCCGACCCTGGCAGACCCGACCAAGCCGAAGCTCACTGAGCTCTCGGCGGGAACTGCGGTCGACCTGAGCTGCTACCTCACCGGCGACGGCTTCACCCCGTCCCTGGACGAGCAGACCATCGAAGACACCCGCATGTGCTCCACCCAGGACTACGAAGTCCCTGGCCGCTCCAAGAACGGCCTGACGGTCAAGTACATCGACAACAGCAACTCGCCGAACGCCACCACCATGAACAAGGCCGTGGACACGCTCCTCAAGGGCACCACCGGGTTCCTGGTGACCCGGTTCGGCAAGCCGTACACCACCCCGCTCGCGGTGGGCGACAAGGTCACGGTCCGCCCGATCACGGCCATGACCCAGAACGAGCTCCCGCCCGAGGCGAACTCGGTCTTCAAGGTCGAGCAGAAGCTCGCGATCACCGGCCCCGTGCAGCGCAAGGTCGCCGTCGTCGCCTAACAGCTGCTTCCCGGGGCGCGTGAATGGCTCCGCGCCCCGGGGAGCCCCCACACCACCTCACCGAGCCATAACGAGCCATGCAAGGAGCCATTCCCATGACCACAATGAAGCGCATCGAAACCACCGTCGAGCTCTGCCTGGACGGCAGCCTCTACGCCGAGTGGAAGCAAGCCCAGGCCGAACTCGAGCAGAGCAAGAAGAAGGCCGTGGTCGACGACCGGCTGAACTCCCCAGTCCGGACTCTGGCCGCGCAGATCCAAGACCTGGAGGCGAAGGTCGTCAAGGAGACGGTGACCTTCACCGTCCGCGCCATGTCGCGTAAGGAGTGGCGCGAGATCACTCTCGCCAACCCGCCGCGCGAGGGCAACGACCTGGACAAGAACGGCTACGGCTTCAACGTCGACGCCGTCATGGAAGCCGCGATCCCGCGGTCGGTGGTCGCGGCGGCCAAGTCCGGCCGGAAGCTGCCCGACGCGGCCAAGCTCTGGGCCGAGCTGGAACCGGACATGTCCGAATCTCAGTACGACGACTTCGCCGTCGCAGTCCTCCAGGTGAACCGGGGGCGCATGGACCGCCCTTTCTCGTACGCCGCCTCGCTGGAGATGCAAGCCTCCGCGACGAGCTGACGGCGGCCCGACAGCTCGGGATCTCGCACAAGCGATTCCTCGGGTGGGAACCCACCACCACCTACACCACGCGCGACGGCGTGCTGCTCAGCAGCACCCCGGAGACCGAGTGGGACAACGAGCAGCAGGACCTCATGCTCGCGCTCGCCGACTACGAGGCCGCCCTCTGCCCGCTCTGTGGCGGGCCGCGNNNAGTGCATGGACGCCAGCGCAGAGGGCCAGTTCGAGGCGTCCACGCCGACTCGCTGTCACCGCACGACGGCGCTGCTTATCGCCCAAGAACCGTATCGGGAAACCGAGCATCCCCAGGCGCTGCTGTTTGGGGCGAAGCGAAGGAGGTAGGGCGTGGGCCGCAGCGTGTCCGTGGATGTCAGTGCCAACGTTCGGGGATTCGTTTCGGCGATGAAGACCGCCCAGCAGGCGACGACCGACTTCGGTCGTCGCGTGGCGACGTTCTCGAAAGAGCACGAGCAGGCCATGGGCAAGGTCGGCAACACGGCAGCACTGGCCGGTGCCGGGGTTCTGGCCGGCCTCGGCGTCGCGGTGGGCAAGTGGATGGAATTCGCGGACCTGATGAAGCAGGCCCAGGTCGCATCCAACGCCACCAGCGGCGAAATGGACGCACTGTCGAAGTCGGCACTGACCATGGGGACGGCGTTCGGGCTGAGCGCCTTCTCAGTGGCCCAGGCGCAGATCGAACTGGGCAAGGCGGGTCTTTCGGCCAAGGAGCAGCTGTCCGGCGGTCTGAGCGGCGCCCTGTCGCTCGCGGCGGCCGGTCAGCTCGAAGTCGGCAAGGCAACGGAGATCGCCACCTCGGCGCTCAGCCAGTTCAACCTGACCGGCAAGGACGTCCCGCACATCGCGGACCTCCTGGCCGCCGGCGCGAACAAGGCACTGGGTGGCGTCTCCGAGCTGGGCGAGGCGCTCAAGCAGGGCGGTCTGGTCGCGAGCTCCTTCGGGATCTCGATCGACGAGACCGTCGGAACGCTTGCCGCATTCGCACAGCAGGGCCTCCTCGGCTCGGACGCCGGCACGTCCATGAAGACGATGCTGATCGCGCTCGCGAACCCGTCGAAGCAGGCCGCACAGCAGATGGACGAGCTCGGGATCCGCGCGTACGACGCTCAGGGCAAGTTCGTAGGCCTCGCGGGCCTGGCGCAGCAGCTCCAAACCGGCATGAAGGACCTGACCCAGGAGCAGCGGAACCAGGCCCTGGCGACGATCTTCGGCACCGACGCGATCCGCTCGGCCAACGTGCTCTTCAAGGAGGGCGCCGAAGGCATCCGGAAGTGGACCAAGGACGTCAACGATCAGGGGTACGCGGCGCTGGCCGCCGCCAAGAACATGGACTCCCTGAACGGTGACTGGAAGAAGTTCACCTCCACCCTGGAGAACAGCCTGATCATGACAGGCAAGCAGAGCGACGGGTTCCTCCGCCCTGTGGTCCAGCAGGCCACCGAGGCACTGGAATGGCTCAACGCTCTGCCCGAACCGCTCAAGGGCGTCCTGCTGGGCCTCACGGGCGCGGCCGGCGGCGCGCTGCTGCTCGGCGGCGGCCTCATGACGATGATCCCCAAGATTTCGGATTCGATCTCCGCGCTGCAGGAACTCCGCTCCAGCGCACCGCGCGCATCCGATGCGCTGGGCAAGATCGGCAAGGCCGCCGGCGGGATCGCCGCCACGGCCACCGCGCTGGTGGTGCTCGGCGCGGCGATCACCGACAAGCACGTGACCAGCATGACCGACTACGCCGAAGCGGTGACGCGGGTCGGTGAGGCCGGGAAGTCCGCGAAGTCCTCGGACCTGGACTCGGTGTTCAGCCAGTGGGACAAGACGGCCGGCCAGCAGTCGACCAAGATCAACGGCCTGTCAGAGGCGATCCGCCGTGTCACTCATCCGGAGTACAACGACGGCATCAACCGTTGGGCGGACAAGACGTTCGCATGGACGGGATTCGCGCAGTCGGACACCACCCAGGTGGACGATCGCCTCAAGGGTCTCGGTGACACGCTCGGCCAGCTCGCCACCTCCGGCGGCGGAGAGCAAGCGGCGCAGACGTTCCGACTCCTATCCGACGAGTTCGTCCGGAACGGGTCGACGGCCCAGGATGCCCTAGACCACCTGCCCGGCTACTCGGAGGCGTTGAAGGGTCTGGCGAACAGCTCCGGGGTAACCCTGTCCCAGCAGGAGCTCCTGGAACTCGCCATGGGGCGGATCCCGGCGAAGCTCGCCGCGGCGCAGACCGCTACCGAGCAGAGCGCCACCGCGCAGGAGGCTCAGAAGAGAGCCACCGAGGAGCAGGCCAAGCGGCTCGAGGACCTCGGTATCACCCTGCAGGGCGTGGTAACGGACCTGGAGAAGTTCACCCAGGCAATGTCCACCGCCGGTCTCCTGGAGCTCTCAACACGTGATGCTCTGCGCGGCTACCAGACAGCTCTGGACGGGGTCTCCCAATCGATCGCGCAGAACGGGAAGTCGCTCGACATCCACACGAAGGCCGGCCGTGAGAACGAAGCAGCGTTCGACGCGGTCGCCAAGGCCGGGTTCAGTGTGATCGAGAGCATGGGCAAGCAGAAGGACGCCTACGGTCGCGCGGTGTACTCCCAGAAGGAGGTCCAGGACTCCCTCAACTCGATGCACACGGACCTGCTCAAAGCAGCCGGTCAGTTGGGCAAAACGGGCGACGAGGCGGAGGCCGCAGCCCGGAAGGTCATGGGTATCCCCAAGGACGTCAAGATCGAAACCTGGATCAGTGACTACGCCAAGAAAATGGCGGACCTCACCACCGGCTCGGTCAAAGCGGTCCCTGGCAAAGTGGACGTGCAGTCCAACATGGACCCGAGCGCAAAGGTCATGGCAGACGCGACGAAGGCCGCCGTCAGCGCGATCTCCCCGCTCGCATCCGTCGCCTCGTGGATGAGCCCTAACGCCATGACCACGGCAAAGGACACAAACGCGGCAGTAAGTGGGATCAAGCCGCAGGCCAGCGTCGGATCGTGGATGAGCGCCAACGCGCTGAACGTTGCTCAAGGAACGCTCAGCACGGTGAACTCACTCGACGGGCGCGTGGCGAGGGTGACGATCCAGACCGTGGAGCAACGGATCACCGAGTTCCTGCAACGCGGGCAACCGGTGGCCCCGGCCAGCATCCGAGCACCCGGCCAGGCCACCGGCGGCGCCGTGATCGGCCCCGGCGCGAAGGGCGTGGACAGCGAGCTCCGAATTCTCGCTCCCGGTGAGCACGTCCTGACGGACAAGGACGTGGACGCCATGGGCGGGCAAGGTGCCGTGTATGCGTTCCGACGCGCGCTCCACGGGGAACGGTCGACCCTGTACCCGATGCAGCCGGCGCTCGCGGGAGCTCCTGCAGCCTCGGCGAGCGGCGGCGACGGCGGGGGCCGCCAGTACGTCTACCACGGCAGTGGCGGGACTTCCGCTCGGGAGTTCTTCGAGGAAGCCGAGTTCGTGGACCGGCAGCGCAGAAGGGCGGGGTAGATGGACCAGTTCGAGATCGGCGGAGTGAGCGCTTTCGGCGGCCCGGAAACCGAGCCGCTGACGATCGCGAACTTCGACCCGGGATCGTTCGACATCCGCAAACAGGAGACAGACATGCCGCGTGGTGAAGGCGTGCTGGTCGGGAGCGAGTACCTCGGCGGTGGCCTGTGGTCGTTCGACCTGAACGCCCACGGGTCCACCCGGGCCGAGGTGCTCGCCGCAGCCGGCGAGCTGCAACGTGTGTGGAACGATCCGGCCCGCAGGGTAGCGGGGGCAGTGTCAGTGCTCCGCTACCAGATCGATGGGCGGTGGAGGCGGGTCTATGGCAGGCCGGGGAGGTTTGCCGCACCCCGCCCGGACTACGCGGCCCAGGCCGGCATCGGGAGCTTCGGCTGTGACTTCCGCATCACGCGGCCGGCGTTCTACGACGACGTCGAGCAGCAGGACGTCGTCGGGATCGTCCCGGCAACGGGCGGCGGCTTCACCGTACCCTTCACCTCGCCGATCGCCACCGCCCGGTCCTCCGCTCCGAGGGCCGGAATGCTGATCAACCGCGGCGATGCCCAAACGCCGGTGACCATCCGGTTCTTCGGGCCGATCGCCTGGCCGCTCGTGAAGTCCACGCTCGGCTGGGAGGTCGGCCTCAGCGCCACCCTCGCCTATGACGACGAGGTCGTCGTCGATCCGATCGCCGGGACGGTCATGAAGAACGGGCTACCGGCTCCCGGGCTGCTGTCGCGGCGCTCGCGGATCCGGCGGGCTCTCCTACAGCCAGGGGCGAATTCCCTGTACTTCACGGGCACGGACCCGACGGGGACGGCCAAGGTCCTCCTGTCATGGCGCAACGCCTACAGCAGCCTCTAGGAAGGAAAGCAAGATGACGAAAAACCTCGTGTTCGCTGTCTCGGAGCAGGATGCGCGAGCGTACGCGAAAGCTGGCGGTTTCGAGTTCGACGAGGCGGTGTGGGTGATGAACGCCCAGCTCCTCGGCAGCGGCGATTACAGCCGGTACGTGGTCCACTACACCGACACCTTCCGAAAGATGCCAGCCTTTGCCGAAGCGGCGCGAGCCTTCCAGGGGCAGGAGGTGAACCATGGCGGGGTTTGATTCTGTGCCGTGGATGATCAACGACGGCCCGCTCCACTCTGGTGAGGTAGGGCGAGGACTCGCCTACGCGGCGACCAACGGCGCGGAGGGCGTGTCCGGGGTCGGCGACTTGAAGGTCACGGCTCAGCCAGTACCGAACGGATCCGTTCAGATCATGCCGGGCGGCGCGCTGCTGCTGAACCGCTACCAGGGCGGTGCCGGTCAGACGTACTCGCTCCGGTGTGGGACGGCAGCGACGCTGCAGATCAGCCCGACTGGTTCAAGCGGCGGCCGGAATGACCTGGTCATCGCCAGGATTCTGGATCCCCAGTACGACCCGGAGTATCAGAACGCGACCCCGCCCGACCCGGCCACGTTCCAATACGCCTACCCGACGGTGATCGAAGGCGTTGCGGCGAATGCCACGGTGAGGACCCTCGGTCTGGGGTATCCGGCGGTCGACCTCTCCCGGATCGCGTTGCCGGCGAACACCGGCACGGTGACCGCGGCGATGATCACAGACCTGCGCCGGATCGCGCAGCCGCGACGAGACCGCAACATGTTTGCCGTGTTTCCCGCGGCGAACAACAACATCCCCACCGGCGGGTACGGCCCGACCTGGCCGATCACGGCTGGGCAGCGTCCAAGCCTGTACATCCCGACGTGGGCGACCGCGCTGACCGTCGTCGTCACCATGTCCGGGATCAAGTACACCAAGGGCAACACCTCCACGGACACGGTCGCGGGAATCCGGACAGCGTTCGGAAGCGGCAGCACATGGAACTACGCCGAGAACGGCATTCTGATCCAGGACGCCGAGGACACCGGCGGGCGGTACCCGTGCCTGCTGATCGGGAAGCACACGATCCCTGCCTCGTGGAGGGGCACCACCCAGATCCTCGACCTGCAGGCGACGCGCTCGTCCGGCAGCGGAATCTGGACTGCTGACTATCAGACCCAGGTGGGTATCGACGTCGAGTTCGAAGAGACCGCAGCGTAGGGGGTGGTGTGGTGCCTGACGTGATCGCCGCAGGCTCGCCGCTCATCCCGGGAGCTACCGACGGAGGCGTCGGCCAGGGCCCGGTCAGCCCAGCAGAACCGCCCGTCTACGTTTCGGACTGGCATTTTCAGGTCCTGGAAATGCCGGCCCGTACCTGGGTCGATCGGGACTTGAACCTCTTCGACGCCGAAGTCACTCGCGCTGTCTCCGGGGCTGCCGTAATCCACGGTCGCCTCCCTCTCGGAGACTCCACGGGCGCAGTGCTGCGGCGTTGGGGTCACCTACTGATCGCCGAGGACGGCGAAGGCGAGCCCGTCGTCGCGATCGTCGATTCGCTCAAGATTGACGACAGCGGCGAGTGGCTCCTGGTAGAGGCCGGCGGATTCTCCCAGGTACCCACCGGGCAGCCATGGGTAGACCTACCGTACTCCGGAACCTTGGTTGACCCCCTGGACGTCGTCCGGATGATCTGGAGCAAGCTGCAGAGCAAGCCCGGCGGGAACCTCGGCGTGACCGTGGACCCGCTCAAGTCCTCGGTCCGGCTCGGCACTCCCGAGTCTCCGGCCCGGACGAACGCGAAAGCCGGCGTTGCTGCCGCGACGAAAGCAGCCGCCGACGCGAAAGCTGTCGCCGTTGCGGCAGCGAAGGCACAGGAGGCAGCCCGGGTTGCTGTGATGACGGCCTGCGGGAAGACCAAGGCCGGGCTGTTCTTCCACCAGGACACCGCCCCCGGTGGCGATCGCCGCTCCACCAAACACGTCTGGATCGACAAGAACGCCGGGAACAAGGCCTACATCTGGAACGGCAAGAAATGGGTACTCCAGACCGTCTCCTCCACGGCCGTGATCACGTCCCGGCTTGCAACATGGGTCGCATCGAAGACGAACACCACCAACGCGAAGGCGGTCTCCACCCGCCGGAACACTGAGCTGACCGCAGCGAAGAAGAAACTCTCCGACGTCAAGGGCGGGGAGGCGGACCCGTGGACCATGTCGTGGTGGGAAACCCTGGACCTCGGCCAAGTCATCTCCGAGCTCGCCCGCGACACCCCGTTCGAATGGCGGGAGCGGGCCACCTGGGCCGGCGACTACCCAGCCCTCCGCCTCGAGCTCGGAAGCCCAACCGTCGGCGCTCGCCGGGAGGATCTTCTCTTCGAGATCGGTGTGAACGTTACGGCGATCCCGCCGCTGGAAGCTGCTGACCACGTCTCCGAGGTGACGGTCCTCGGTGCCGGTGAGGGTCGGGCCATGCGGCGCGCGATCGCCTCGGGGAACGCTGGCCGGATTCGTCGTGCTGCGGTGGTGCAGCGCAAGGACATCCGGTCCAATGACGCGGCCGGCGCCGCGGCGCGCGCCGAGCTGTCCCGGAGGTCGGGCACTTGGGAGACGGACACCCTGCTCGTCATTGACCACCCGCACGCCCCTTACGGCGCGTTCCGTGAGGGCGACCGGGTCCGTCTCATCGGTGATGCCGGATGGGCCGAGCTGGACATGTGGGTGCGGATCGACGAACTGACCATCACGTGCTCGACGGGCGCGATGACATTGAAAGTGAGCCGAGGATGACCAACACCGCTGTACGCCGGTCTGCGACTTGGCTCGTGGACCAGATGGACCAGACCCGCGCCGGAGTGAAGGCGCTCGCGCAGCCTCAACTGGGCAGCTCCTCGATCGAGCAGGGAGCGATCGAAGAATACGACGCAGAGGGCACGCTCGTTTCGGCCGTCGGGACTCAGTTCGACAGCACGCACACCGCGGTGAGTTTGGCAGGTCCGCCGCCGCCCGTCCCCTCTCAGCCGACGCTGACGCCCGGTCCCGGGCAGGTTCAGGTTCGCTGGAATGGGCTGTTCGACGACGACGCCATATCGCCGATGGACTTCTCGCACGTCTCCGTTCATATGAGCCTCGAAGAGGCATTCGACCCGGACAACGACACCCAGGTCGCCACGATCCGGGGAGAGTCCGGAGACTCAGTGACCGTGCTGCGAGAGACCGGCGAGTGGTGGGTGTCCCTGGTGGCCGTCTCTCAGTCCGGGAAGTGGTCGGAACCATCGGAGCCTGTGCTCGTGGAGGTCCCGGACGTGGTCACCATCGAGGTTTTCCAGGACGCCCGGATCGACCTGGACGACCAGATCGACGCCGTTCGCCAGTCTGCGGACGGCAAGACGACGATTTTCGCCAGCACTTCCGCCCCGACCGATGAGGTCGCCTCAGAAGGAGACCGGTGGGAAGTCTGGACGACCCTCGACCCTGGCGGGAAGCTGCTGCAGACATGGCGGTACGCCGCGGATGGTACCTGGGTATTGCAGGCCCTGGACGCCAGCTACATTCCTCTCCTGGATATCGGGTCCGGTACCTTCGGCCAGCTCTCCGGTTCACGCCTGATCGTCGGTTCGGTGAAGGCGGAGGCGCTGGAAGCTGTCCTCGTTCTCGTCACCAACCTGATCGCCGGCGACCCAAACGGTACCCACGCCAGGATGGGGCCAGACGGGTTCACCGTGTGGGCATCGCCTGACGGCGTGTCTGAGCCCGTGGTGGTCGTGCGGATGGGGGTCGGTGCGACTGACGATTATTTCAGCCTCATGCGTGCCGACGGGACCATCGCTGCATCGATCTCTGCTACCGGAGACATTGCCGGTTCCAGCGTCTCGGCCGAGAAAATCTCACTCGGCGGCCTGGATCTGCGGACCGACGTTCTGAACCCGCTCCCTGCTGGCCTCGTTGCCTGGGCGTCGCGCGGCACGAACTCGCCCTACTGGGCAGGAACGACGAAGCAGCCCTATTTGCAGCTCGACGCCGACGTCGTCCCGGGCCGGGCATACCTGGTTCAGACCACGCCGATCTCTATCGACTCCGATACCGGCAATGTCGATGCCCAGGTGTTCCTTCACTACAAGGAAGGCGGCGCCGCGTGCCAGACCTCTGATCAGGTGATCGCCGGCGGGATCTCCGTCCAGGGCTCGGCATCGACGCGACGCACCCCCGTGACGATCAATCGCCTCATCACTCCGAGCACGAACTCCGTCAGCTTGCTGCTGTCCTACGGCACGGTGAGCTCTGGGAGGTCGAAGATCATCGCGGCGACCGCAGGCAACGCCGTCGTCATGACGCTGATCGACATCGGCCCTGCGTCCGCGGAAGTCGGCGTCGACCGGAACGGCACCGGGGACGCGGCCCAGGCCGGCACGGGCGGCGGCTCGGACTCCGGAACCGTGGTGAAGAAGAACTACGTGAAGACGTATGCCGCGACCGGGTTCCGGTCCTACGACGGCTCTGGCTCTCCGTACAACTGGAACAACAACTACATGTTCCAGGGGCTCAGCCCCGCCGGCTACGGCAACCTCAAGTCAATGGCGGTGTTCCCGAACTGGACTCTAGACCTCGCCGGATCCACGGTGACCAAGGTCGAGGTCTACGTCTACGCGGACTACTTCTACTACTCGGCCGGCGGAAAGATGCAGATCGGCGTCAACTCCGCCTCAGCACTCCCCGGGACCCTCGGCGCGCCCGGCACGATCAACACCGTGGTCACAGTCCCCGGCTGGCCACGTGCCTCCGGCCGATGGGTCACTCTCCCGAGCAGCTGGAACAACTCGTTCAAGACCGGCGGGGTCCGGTCAATCACCCTCGGACAGATCGTGGGCACCCCAACGTACGAGGAGTACGGCTACGCCCACGGCATGCAAGTCCGCATCTCGTACACCAAGTAAGGAGGCACCCCTTGACCTTCATCGCCACCGGCAGGGCCCTGGACGACGATCGATTCCTCTGGCGCATCCGAGCCGCAGCACTCACCGTCGCCGCAGGGCATGTACAAGCCGAATCGACACCGGCACGTGCGCTCGCGGATCGGATTCTCAACGCCCCCAAGGCGCCGAACCCGCCGTTGGAAGCGCTGGTCGCGGCCACTCCGGATATCTCTGACGCGATCGTCGTGACGGAAGACAGCACCGTCAACACCGAAGAGGTGAAGGACGAAAAAATCCTCGAGGCTGTCACAACGCACTGGATCACCGCGGCGCGAGTCCAGGGCCTCGACGGGGCCGGCCAATAAACACAGGAGGTAGGGGCGTGTGGAGCTCGGGACGACACTCACCGCAGTCGGAGCGCTGCTGGCCGTTCTCGGTGGCGGCATCCGCTACCTCATCGGCCGGTCGGACAAGAAGCGGGAGAAGCGGGAGGCCTCGGTGGAAGAGCTGAGGAAAGAACGGATCGAGGTTCTCGAAGCCGAAGTCCGCGAAGGGAAGCTCGTCAAGCGTGCCGCTGGCAAGTGGCGCGAGCAGCTCATCGCCGCCGGAATCGAACCAGACCCCAAGGACTGGCCGGAAGGAGAGTCATGACGCACCCCGAAGACAACAAGCGCCGCCTCGCGCTCGCAGAGGAGGAAGCCGCCAAATCCCGCAGAGCAGACCGGCGAACGAAATCACTCCTGCTGCTCACGTCCTGCCTGCTGGCCTTCCTTGTCGCCGCGTGCAGCTGGCTCGCATGGCAGAACGGTAACCTCGCCGCCCAAGCCGCCGACGCCGCCCAGGCCCAGGCCGACGACAAGCGCTCGCTTGCCGATCAGGTGGCGAAGGCGTGCGCGGCGGATGACTTCGCCAAGAGCGCGCAGGGCAAACAGGTCTGCCAGCGCGCCGAAACCGTCGCCAAGGACACCACGCCCGTGACCGGGAGCAAGGGCGACCAGGGAATCCCCGGCCTCGACGGCGCGGACGGCAAGGACGGGGCCCCGGGGCGGGACGGCCGGGACGGCCGCAACGGGGCATCGGGAACTGACGGCGCGCCCGGCCTGCCAGGGGCACAAGGGGCGGCCGGCCAGAACGGCGCTCAGGGCGTGCCGGGCGTGCCGGGGGAGAAGGGCGACAAGGGCGACCCCGGAGAGCAAGGCCCGAAGGGCGATCAGGGCATCCCCGGCCGGGACGGCGCCGCCGGGAAGGACGGCTCCCCGCCGAGTAGTTGGACCTTCATGCAGGACGGGGTCACCTACACGTGCACTCCGCAGCCGCCCGGATCCACCACCTACACCTGTACAGCACTGACCCCGACCCCGAGCCCGTCCCCGTGACGGGCTCTTCTGATACCCCAGGAGCGGCAAATGACAATGACCCCAGAACAGTGGGCGGACGGCGCGCCCGGACGGGCGACTGATCCGGACGGCGTCGCGGGCTACCAGTGCGTTGACGTGCCGAAGGACTTCTTCGAGAAGGTCACCGGCAAGTCGTGGCGTGAGGGCTGGCCTGGCGCCGGCAACGCCAGGGACATGCTCGACACCGCCTCGACGGACTGGTTCCAGGTCATCCGGAACGATCCGTCCATGCCGAACCAGCTGCCGCAGCGCTTCGACATCGTCGTCTACGGCGGTACCGAGCCCGGTGGCCTCAACGAGTGGGGCCACATCGGTGTCACCTGGCTGGCCGATCAGAGCGGTGTGACCCTCATCGACCAGGACGGCTTCCAGCAGCGTGCCATGGGCTACGACCGCCTCGGCTGGGTGAACCCCGGCACCGGGGAGGTCATCGGCTGGCTGCGCCTTAAGTCAATCTCCACCATCAACCCATCCGGCGGCACCGTTCGCCCCATCCCCAAGGAGGATGACATGACTGAGTACAACGACTGGTCTGCAGCGTCTAAGCAGGCCTTCCTGAAAGACATGTACAAAGCCCTATGGTTCGGCGTCCCAGGAGCGCCGCTGATCCAGAACCGCCGCCTCGGCCGCGGCGAGTGGCCGGAGACTCTTCTCGGATCGAGCGAGCAGCGGACCCAGCGTGAGCTCCTTCCGCCTGCTCTGGCCGGGGTCAAAGCAACCGTGGACCCCAAGGTCCTGGCCGCGTCCATCCCGAAGGAGATGGCTGCCCAGGTGGCAGCTGAACTCGGAAAGCGGATCACCAATGGCTAAGCACACCGCTCTTTCCACTCAGGAGCGCAACCCGCGCAGCGCAGCGAATCGTTCGTTCTTTCAGGCGGTCATCGTCCTGTTCCCGGTGGCTAATGCCGGCCTACTGATCCTGCAGGAGGAGCTCCAGAAATCAGGACTCGTTCTGCCGGGTTGGGCATGGGCTGTCCTGAACGTTCTCGTTGTGGTCACGTCGCTCCTGATCCGGGTCGCGACTCGCATCATGGCGATCCCCGGCGTGAACGACAAGCTCCGTCGCTACTTCCCGGTGCTCGCCCCGGAGGACAACCACGTCGAGCTGGAACGCTCCCGCGCCGCTGAGTCCGACACCGAGTATCCGGCTGAGGATCCGCGCGCCGGGAAGCACTCGGCCCGAGGGGGGTGACCATGACCGACTACGTCTTCGGCCCCTTCTGGATGAGCGACCCCGCATCGGGCCAGACGGCACCGCTGGCCCAATGCCGCATCACCGACCCCGCCACCGGCCAGCTCGCAGTCCTGAAAGACCTCTCCGGGAACCCCGTGCGAAACCCGATCAGGTCAGGAGCTAACTCGGTGGTACAGGGATTTGTTTGCTCGTTGCCCGTCGTGGTCGCATCCGCACGGGACGTCACGGTCCCCGTCGCTTCCTACAAGTCCCTCATGGACCAGGCGCTCGCGGCGGCCGCTTCGGCGGCCGCCGCGCAGCAGGACGGCATCGTTTCGTCCGTGGTCGATCAGGCTACGGGGGTGCTCCGCTT